AGGCGTGACCCCCTGCTTGGGGCTAGGCATCCAGTCTCTCTCGCCGCCTGGAAATCGGTGCAGATATCCACCTCGGACCAAGAAAAGAGTCACGCGTGATCGCCGTTATCAACGAGTCCACAGTCCTCTCAGATGCCGAGGTCCAGTCGTACCTTCCGGCCTACCAGATTCAGGTAAACCGAGACTTCGGGCCTGTGTGGGGCATGGCGGCTCAGTTGCAGTTCGTCCCCAAGGCAGATATCGCCTCGGTTGTCGATGACTGGCAGCTCGTGTTTCTTGATGGCACATCCCAAGCGGGAGTGCTCGGGTACCATGACCTCACATCGGCTGGTAAACCCATGTCGAAAATATTCGCTGCCACTGATCTCCAGTACGGCTCATCGGTGTCAGTGACGGGGTCCCACGAGCTACTGGAGATGCTCGGGGACCCTTCCATCTCCCTCGGCGTCTCCCAGACAGACGCACAGGGCAATATCCAGGCCATCTTTCCTTACGAGGCCTGTGATGCGTGTGAGGCTGACTCCTATGGGTACGAGATCAACGGCATCCTCGTCTCGGACTTCGTCTACCCAGCGTGGTTCGGAGGGATCTCCGAGAAGCGCTTCGACTTCAAAGAGCACTGCAGCGCCGCTGGGGTGATTCTTTCGGGCGGCTATATAGGCAAATGGACCCCGGCAGGAGGGTGGACACAGATCGTTGGTGCCGCTGCTCAAAAGAGTCCCGCCGCCGCAATAGTGCCCGGCTCAAGGCGTGAACGGCGCATCCGAGGGCACGCTAACTGGGTTCGGAGCGAGTCTCCAACTGTCATCGCTTCACGGAGGTAACGTGGTGAGCGGTAGCCTCCCATCTACAAGGAGAATCTAGGTGCCTGGCATATATTCACAGATGTTGCCGTTCCATGCTGTCGTGGCCGGAGCCCTGACTGTCTCAACCAGTCCTCAGCGCCTGCTCGTGCCCTTCCCCTATGAGGTGGTGGGCGTCAGCGCTTCAGTCAACACAGCGCCGACTGGTGCATCCATTATCGTGGATGTCCTCGCCGGAGCTAACCAGAGTGCTCCCGGCTCTCTGACGTCCATCTTCGCGGGCAACACCGCCCTACGGCCAACCATTTTGGCCGGGACCTACGACAATGTCTCCACCGACACGCCGTTCGCCGGAGACCCGACCGTTCCTCTCAATACCGTCGTTGATCCCAACGAGAAGAACTACCTCGCCAAGCCCCAGGCGGCGAGCACGACCACTTTCTCGGGTAACCAGCCGGTGGACAATACGCAGCCGCAGACCATCACAGTCAATGCTGTGGAGACGGGCTCCGCCAACCAGTACCAGATGGGCGAGAGCGAAGGCTACCTCGGCAACGCAGGGGACCTGCTTCAGGTCGGCATTCTGCAGATCGGCTCCACCGTCGCCGGAGCGGATCTAGCAGTGATCATCTGGGTGCTGGAGCGCTGATAGCGCTTGCGGCTTAACCGACGCAGGACCCCTAACCCCACTAAGCTAGAGAAAACGGCATCTCGGCTGGGGTCAGGGGTCCTTGTCGACCACCTCAAGCAACACATCAGTAGAGCTGGTACGGCTATACGTACTTATGAAGATGGGCAAGACCCACGTTCTCTGGAGCTATTGGCAGAGAGTGCTCAGTACATCGCCACCCTCACGAAGGAACTCAGGAGCCGGGTGAAGGTGGAGGACTTCGTCCCCGTCCCCGATCTCCACCTTCAGCGTCTCATTGCTGAGTTTGAGAAGCACAATAACGGCTCCAAGCCTCCCGGAGTTGCTTGAGCGCTCGGAGTGTTGCCGCTGCGGATAGCTGGTCGTTTCGATCGGGCCACGCTTTCTTCCCAGCCGATTCAGTCATCTCCCACAGTGTCCTGAAGGCCCCCCGGTCCATCACCACGGTAATGCGCTCCCCCTTGGGGGAGTAAGCCGCACGAGAGCCACCAGCGGGGACTGGAGGGGGTCCCTCCGACTTAGGGAAGACCTCGTGGAACTCCGTAGGGAGAGCGATGGGTGATGGCAGGTGGGGCAGTTTTGGCGTGACAGGCTTAGGGCCAACAGGCATAGAGGGGTTCCTTCGGTTAGGGGTAGGGCAACTTCTAATGACACAGTAGTGGAAAGTATTACGCCCTTGTGTCCTCGCTATGTTAGCGTAGGCCCATGGCCGACTCATCCCTCCCCGCAGAAGTACCTTTCGAGCAGTGCCGTGGGGGGCACTGGCCCCGCGGGAACGCCCGGGAGATCCCAGATGAGGTCCCCCTGACCAATGCGCAAATACGGGAGATGGAGGCGCAGAGCGAAAGAGGGCGTAGCGCCATGATCTGGCGCTCGGCCCAGGAGAGGATGACCCCGATGGAGATGATCGCTGCTGGGAAGGTCACCGTCCTTGCCCCAGACGACTCCTTGGCGTGGAACGAGGGGCGCCAGATCCCTGCTGGTGGTGGGGAGGCCCCGATCCCACCGAGCGCCCAGGAGCGCAACTCACAGGCCTTCGTGGAGGGCTTCCTTGGCCTTCGCCCTGGTAGCCTGGGGCTTCCTCACGGCGCTCTGGGTATACCGGATGCGTCGGGCTACTTAGACGATGCCGAAGTGGTTGACGCTGAGCCTGACGACGAAGCCGCCGAAGACTGGAAGGGGGTGGAACTGGACTCCGGTCACTACGACGATATTGTTGACGGGGAGATCGTAGAAGACGAGGAACTTTCCTAAGATAAGTTGCATCCTGTCCTCAAAAGTTGTAGGATGAAGGCATGAGACGAAACAAGAACCCATTTCCCTCCGGACCAATCTTCCAGCCCGAGGGCGTGATCGACACCACAGACGAATACTGGACAGGCCAGATCCTCTGGGAGTACGGATGGCCCTGCTACATCTGGAACGGCTGCAATGTCAGCCTCAACCTGACGGATGAGGAGTGGATGGAGCGCTTCATGGCGTGCCCTTACTTCTCTCGGCCCTCGAAGAAGACCAACCTCTCGCGTTGCACGAAGTGCAAGAACCCCCCCATCGACCCGATTCCCCCCTTCTTTGACTGCCCTCACGGGCACTATCTCACGCCGAAGCGCCTAGAAATGCAGGACAAGGCAGCCCGGTCCTACCAGTTCATCCCCTACGCAGTGATCTGGGTCGTCACGCTCGTGACGCCAGGGGCTTTCCTGCTTGACTTCGTTGTGACCTTCGCTTGGCTCATCAACCTCTGGATCTACTTCTCGGGCAAGAAAATGCGGCGGAAGATGCACCGATACCTCTCAGGCGCTGGTCCTTGGGCTGAGAATCCCTCGTATTACTGGGAGAGAAACACGTGGTGGAACCACCCTTGGGACGGCAACCCTCTCGCCAACCTTTTGTCGTGAGTATTCTCGGGGGGAATGACAGCCGTAGATGTAGACCTGGACCTTGAATATGACTTCGGACTCAGCGAAGAAGATGAGCTGTCTCTTCAAGGCCTCGTGTTCGAGGAACTCACCCCAGAGGATCTCTCCTACGTACCTGAGCTAGTAGAAGTCATCTGGCGATTCGCCATCGTCTTCTCTGGGGTAAAGATGCACCCCTACCAGGAGGAGTTTGGCAGACGGCTGATCGAGTCGGTGCTCTCCAACGATGGCGACGAGATAACAGCCCTGTTCAGCCGCCAGTCCGGCAAGAGCGAGACAGCGGCAAATGTGATCTGCGCTCTGATGATCTTGCTGCCCATCCTGGCGACTGTTCCCCTTTACTCCCATCTCCTGGCTAAGTTCGCTGGAGGGGTGCTCATCGGGACCTTCGCCCCCATCAAAGAGCAGGCTACAACGCTGTTTGACCGTATCAACGACCGCCTGGGGTCCGAACGGGCCAAGAAGATCCTCAGCGACCCCGAGATCAACGATGAGGTGCTGGAGAAGGGGAACGTCCGTCAGCTCAAGCGGCTCCGCTCTCTCGTGCGAGTTATGACCGCTCACCCCAAGGCGCAGGTGGAGTCCAAGACTTACCACCTAGTCATTTTGGACGAGGCGCAGCATGGCGACGAGAAGATGTGGTCTAAGTCGATCTCCCCTATGTGTGCTGCCACCAACGGCACCAAGGTCATGCTAGGCACCCCTGACGTGGTCAAGGGCGTCTTCTACAAGACGATTAGGCGCAATATGAGGGAGGCCACTCAACGCGGTGGTCACAGGAATCACTTCCAGTACGACTGGAAGGTAGCGGCGAAGTACAACCCCAACTACGCCAAGTACGTAGCCAAGGAGATGAAGCGTCTCGGCGCTGACTCGGACGAGTTCAGGCTGGCCTACAAACTGGAGTGGATCCTCGAACGAGGGATGTTCATTACCTCCACTCGGATGGAGGAGCTTGGCGACAAGCGGATGCAGCGCGTCAAGACCGCTGGGGGCACCGTTCTTATCGGCATAGACCCTGCTCGCAAGATTGACTCAACTGTGGTCACGGCGGTCTGGGTGGACTGGAATCGGCCAAACGAAAACGGGATGTACCACCACAGAATCTTGGACTGGCTGGAGATGCCAGGCGAGGGCTGGGAAGAGCAGTATTTCCGAGCTGTGGAGTTCATTGGGCGCTACAACACACTTGGGGTAGGTGTAGACGAAGGCGGAATGGGCGACGTCATTGTGGACCGCCTGAGCCGATTGCTTCCTTCCTCTATTCCGGTCCAACCCCTACCGTCTAGTCCTCAGGCCCAGTCCGAGCGATGGAAGTACCTTTTGGAGCTGACAACGGGGACTCATCCTTACTACGGATCCCTCTTCGCTTACCCCGCTCACCCCAACGCCAGGCGCACCAAAACATGGCAGCGCTTTGTCCAGCAGATGGTGGACTTGGAGAAGAAGTACCAGGGACCCTATCTTCTAGCTGAGGCCCCTAAAGAAGCGGGGAGTCACGACGACTTCCCGGACTCGGCTGCCCTTGCTTGCATCTTGAGCAAGGACTTCGCTCTCCCCGAGATCGAGGTCTCAGACAACCCCTTCATGCGTCGGTAAAGGCTTAGCGTGTAATATCGAAAGTGCAAGGAGTAAACGTCTATGGCGGATGCCTTCGTTTTAGTTGCCCCTCTTAGTAGATGGCCGGAGCATGGCTGCAGTGAATCACCCCTCACACCTGAAAATCCGTTCAGATGCGCGCAGAAAGCTTTGGGCTCGTCGGTTATCTCCAAGGAATCTTCAGCGACGTGAAACCACTTCGCGAGATACTCCGGGAGGTGGCGCCACCGGAGCCACCGTTCTTCCCGCTGGTCAGTAATGCGGTCGTTTCTGGGGCTATCTCAGGGCACACTGATCCCGATATACGTGGCGGCAGTAGGCCTTATTGGGACACTCATTGGGGTTATGGGCAAACTTCTCTCGGAGGAGAGGGCGGCAGCTCGGAAGGAGAGGGAGCTAGCGTCGGAGGAGCGCAGGCGGCTTCAGCAAGAGGCGGTGTCACTCCAGAACAAGGTGATGGAGCAAGCCATCCCAGCGCTAGAACGCAGCGCAGCAGCCACGGAGGCGATGATTCGGGTGACGACAGCTCTCTCAGAGCGCTTGGCAGTGATATCGGACAGGGAATCCCGGCCCCGACCCCCTCGACAGGATCCGGAGCAGGCGGGGGATACCTAGTGTTTCGGCGTAAGCGCGCTGTGGTTCACAGCCCCGGCCCTCCCCCCACTCAGGCCGCCCTGAGACGACAGGCAGAAGTGGACAAGGCTCTTGAGGATGCCGTCCATCATCTCGAAAAGGTAAGCGGCGAAGCTGTGGAGGCGATGGATAACATCATCAGCCGCTTAGCTTCATCGGAAAAAGGACCCTACATATGACAGACCAAGACACCGGGAGCCCTCCCCAGGAGCACTCCGATGCAGACACCGACGTAAACCTTACGGACGCATTGGTCACGGCGCTCCAGCAGGTGAGTGGCTCCATGACGTCTTTGGCCGCTTCTAATATCTCCCTCGGGGTCCACTTCGCTCGCAGTCGGCGCCAGTTCCGCACTCTCGTGGTGGTCATCACTCTTTTGTTCGGCGTCCTGGGGGCCGATCTTTATACTCAGTCCCAGATTCGGACCTCCGAAGCAACTATCCGCCAAGAGGCCGCCGATAACCACAGCGCCCTGCTCATTCTGCAGCAGTTGGCTTCCCCCACCAACGCCAAGGCTACGGAGTCAGCCTTGAACTGCATCCTGATAGTTTCTACTAGGAACACCGACATCCTCATGCACGTAACTCCCCCCCCTCTCCCCGCCTCGTGCTATAAATGACTCCCCCCTCGGCGCCACTGATAATGAGCACCGTCTACGGTGTAGGCGAGTTGCCGGAGATAATCGTGCCTGGGTCTTTCTTCTTGACGGACGGCACGAGCGCCATCAGCAACCTCATCAAGTTCGGCCAGCACATCCGTTTCCCCGGCTACGCAAAGACGTGGGACGATTTCAACCATGCCGGGGGCTTCATAGATGCGCATGGGGGAATCGTAGAAATGCTCGCTCGGGGCGCTGTCCTGGACAACATCTCAAAATATAAGGACACGACCTTCAGGGTTATCGAGCCTCTCTCCGGCAATCTTCAAGCCGCTGCTGACTTCTGGGTGTGGGCGCATGAGCACCACGAGAAGTACGGATGGTTCGCCGCCATTAGCGACGGCTTTACGTGTCTCACCGGAGCGTCCCTGCAGGTGGGGACGAAAGGCCGCATGATCTGTTCGGGGATGGTCGCAGCTGGACTGTGTCGGGCTCAGGTGAGCGGCACCGAGAAATGGTGTCCGTCCCCCGGGTTCGTGTTTCCTGGGGAACTCGGCATTGAGTTTGGGCTAGCGAAACTTCCACCGTCCCCGAGCAGTACCTCTCCAACTAACTCTTAATCCACCGAGCGGTACAGTCGAAGGTAGTTCATAAGTCCGATCCCAGGAGGAACCAACATGGGCATTGCCCCAGCGCCCCGCTTCGATGAGAATGGGGCCAACTTTTATGAGCGCCAGATCGCTCCGAACATCCCCGGCAACCGCGGGCCTCTTCGTTTTGAAGAAGGAATCGCTACCGATACCGACGTTCCTCAGGACTTCATCCGGGGGATGACTGAGGGTGCTATCCCGGCGCCTGGGAACCCCAACCACGTCAACTCCGACACCTTGTTCAAGCACGCCGCAGACACCATGCGGGAACGCGCCCATGTGGGCTCAGCTGCTTGGATCGACGCTCCTACGTTTCTAGGCGAGTTCGCCCACGGGGCTATGGACAACTCCGCCGAGCAAGTGTACGAGCAGGTCGATCGCTCTGGGCGCCGCTACGGTCGTCGTGCGCCCGCAGTTGTTACGGACTGAAGGTGGGCAGGTCGGGCGGTCCACGCCCTGGCGTTGGCGCACAGGCTCGCAAGAAGCCGTTGCGGATGAACTACGACTTACCCGCAGCGCAACAGCGTAAGCTTCCTGCCCCCAGCACTGGGGTCCCTAAGCCTGGGGAGTTCACCTCGGCTGACTATGCCGAACGTGGCTGGAAGTCTGTCCATCCGCATCTAGTCGGATCCAATCAAATGCAGATGGACCTCGGACCCCATTACCCCGAGATGCGTCATTTGACGACTTTTGAGGATCTTCCCGAGGAGCACCAGCAGCAGTTGAAGGACCACGTCTATCGGACGTATGGGATTACCCACGAAGATATGGTTCGCAACGCTGGTGCCCACCTGGACAACGCTTTCTTGAGGGCTCAGTCTGAGGGGAAAGACTACGCTGAAGGGCAAGACTGGTATTCGGGAGTCCCGTGGGAATCCCGCACAGCGGGCACTACCTACACGACTGCGGGAGGCGAAACTCGCACGATTCAGCCTTCTACGGAGCATGGGGCCAATCAGCAGGCTGCTCGTGAGTTGGGTCTCCCCTCACACATAGTCGCTCATATGCGAGCATCTATGAGCCATAACTTAGACGCCTCTCTAGAACTTGGGAGGGTGAGGAAAGTGGCGAAGGGGATGAAAACCGACCCCAACCCGGATCAGTTCAAAACGGGGGGAACGCCATCGGGGGCGTATCACTGGAACGCCCGAAATGCGGGGAGAGTGCTAAAGGAATACACTGATCATGGCACTCACCCTCTCGATGTCATGGGGACGACTTCTCACGGTAGAGAGGGAGTCCCAGCCGTCGCGGGGGGAGAAGGGCCTAAGCCTCCTCGGTACGCCGAGGCCTACGTCCACCCTAACCAAGTTGATCTTGACCCCCCTGCGGATAGATGGATGTATCGGGCCGTTATGGGGCTACGAGGAAAAGAGGAGACAGAAAAGGTACAGGAGCACGCTTCTGTCAAGAGCAGGGTCCCGGACCCTCAGACTGGTCTTCTGACGCACGGGGTAGGGCTTATGGTCAGCTCTGCAGTGAGCCGAGCGTCGAGAGAACGGGGGCTCAGCCCCGCTGAGAGTCAGAGTGTCATCTGGAACCACCGGAAGAATGAGGATGAGGGGCGTCACACAACCCCTTTGTTTAACGACCGCCGCCAGGGAAAGCTCTTCGAGTAGGGGGTCATCGTGTTTCCGGACGACCCACTCCGCCATCATCGCAAGGACGCTCACCTGAACTCCACCTTCGGTGATGATCGTTTCGGGCGGTGGGCGGAGAGGTTCGCTCGGTCTTTCGGGACCTCTGGGTTTATTATCGGCCAGACGGTCATCCTCGCCTTGTGGGTCTCCACAAATGTCTACTTTCTGCCCAGGCTGAACACGCACCCGTTTGACAAATACCCTTTTGTCTTTTTGAACCTTTTGTTCTCCGCTCAGGCGGCTTATGCTGCCCCGCTTATCTTGTTGGCGCAGACGCGCCAAGCGGTGAGAGACCAAGCCCACGCAGAGGCAACGGCGCGCCACGCCGAAGAACTGGCGCTCATGCACGCCCAGGCCATAGCCGCTAATACGGCCCTCACCGAACAGATACACGCGCTCATGGCCGAGGTCCATGCCGTCACGGTGAAGTCTACGCCGTGAGCCACGACCCCTGGGTCCCGGACCTAGACCTCGGGCTAGGGCGCTCGTTGATCTGGGTAACTTGGGGACCAGACCTGGGTCTAAACCCTCAATATCTCACTGTTCCGCCGCTCCGCAATGGTGAGCACTACGGAGCCATTATCCGCCATCCTGCAGGGCCTAAAGTCGGGCAGTGGGCCGTCGATTATCTCGGCCCGGGGGTATGCGAAGGGTCTGTCATCTTCGACACCCCCACCAACAGGAAGTTAGCGGCCCTGGGTGGGGGCACGTCGCCCATATGGCAGGTGCACTCGTGGGAACCCTTGACCATATCTCCGTCCGTGGCGTGTGACTGCGGGGAACATGGGTTCATCACACAAGGGCGCTGGGTGCCAGCGTGAAAGAGAGCAGGAGTTCCTATCTATCCACTCGGGACATCGCCAACCTCAATCTTGCTTGTCTTCCGATCAAAGAGGCGTTGGGTGATCTCGGGTACGGACCGTACCTCGTAGGGTCATCGAGCGAGCGACCAGACTTCAGGGACGTCGATATCCGCTTCTTGATGGCGGATGAACACTTCGATGCTCTATTCTGGCGGCGCGATCGCTTTTGGTCGCTCGTGTGCTGGGCCATATCCGAGTGGCTGGCCAAGCAGACTGGGTTACCTATCGACTTCCAGATTCAGCGGCTCAGCGAGGCTAACGAAAAGTTCCAAGGCTCTCGTAACCCAATGGGCGTACCTAGATTGTTCGCTGGGGGAGGGGACTTCCGATGACGATCCTGCACCATCCACATCTTGGTGGCACACCCACTGAGCTAGACCCTGTTGGCGATAGAGGCCAACTCAAAGGTGAGATCGTTCGTCTGCGCCGGGTCGTAGCCCTCCAAGAAGACAAGATCCGGGCGCTACAACGGATCATCGCCGGGAACGGGCAGCGGAAAAAACGGAGCTTGTGGCGTAGGGTATTATCCCTAAGGTGATGCTTCTATGAACACTCCAACCTCTGCCGGATTGAGTGGGGGCGCTGCTACAGTTGCGTCAACGCCCCTATCCAAGGCGGCGCACGAGTTGACAGTGTTCAACCGCTCGGCCTCTACCGATGAAGTGTTCTTCACCATCGACGGGACCACCCCCACTGTCGGGGGTGCGAATCAGTATTACCTTCCAGTCGGCGGCCAGGTTCAGGTGTTCGTCCGCCAGGATTCTCCCGGAGAGTTCCCTGCAGAAACAACGCTTAACCTCCAGGCCATATCCGCAGCGGCTTGGTCTATCTGGGTTCAGATGGATCAGTAGGGGACATTCGAGGAGCAGTTGGTTGAATCGGTAGGATAGTCCTCACGGTTTTGTTATAGTGAGGGTATGACAAACGAAACCCCCACCAAAATCTGCCAGCGCTGTTCGGTGCAAAAAAGCGAAGAGGACTTTCACAAGTCTTATAGGCGACACGACGGCTCGTGGACTCGACAAACCATCTGTAAAGCGTGCGCCAAGCTCAAAGCCCAGGAGTATTACCAGGCCAACATAGAGAGACTCCGCGCCGAAGGAGTCCGCAAACAGAAAGAGCGGCGTGACGCTGGACTCGATGTAGAGACAACTCGACGGCGCCGTCTGCGCCAAAAGTATGGGATTTCTTGGGAACAGTACGCTGATCTCCTGTCGGTCCAAAATGGGGGCTGTGCTATCTGTGGCTCCCTGGCACCAGGGTGGCCGAGCATTAAGAACGAGTTCTTCCAGGTCGATCACGACCACTCCACTGGGGCCACTAGGGGACTCTTGTGTGGAGACTGCAATCGAGCCATCGGGATGATGAACGATGATCCTGATAGGCTAGAGAAAGCCGCAAAGTATCTGCGTAAGTATTCGAGTTAGTCCCCGCCTGCGGAAGGAAGGGGTCCCCTGAGGAGGTGATGCCAGTCCCATGTCTGTCATAGATTTTGCTTCACCGTCTTATCGCGCCGCTTCTAGCGACCTAACCATTGCCGTGAGTCCACTAGGGCTCATAGAGCTTGCCGATGAGGAGTTCGAGGTGCACGGCCCCCGCCTGAATCGCTATGCACAAGCATGGGCTAGATCGTCTTTTATCTGGGGCAGCATTGGGGGTATGTTAGGGAGCTAGGGGACCCCGCTCTCACGTTCAACTACGTGCGTGCCATGTCGGATTTCTCCGTCAACTTCGTCTTTGGCCGGGGCGTTAGTTGGATAGTCCCCAAGGAAAACGAGGCGATAGTACCCGCCATCCTTGATAGGGCTTGGAACCAGGACAATGATGCCCCCACTTTGTTGTGGGAGCTTGGTCAGATGGCGAGCGTCTGCGGGGACGGTTTCGCGAAGGTCGCCTACGAGGAGTCTTGGACGGATCCTGCTGGCGGATTTCACCCTGGGCGCGTCCGAATCATCCCTCTTAACCCGAGTTTCTGCATGCCTACGGAGGACACCGAGGCGCTGACTAGGCGCGGTTGGCTTTCGGCTGATGAGATTTGTGTCGGGGATGAAGCTCTGGCTCTGGACCCCGAAACGGATGAGCTGGTCTGGGCGACTGTCGAGGCCGTGAATATCTTCGACTGGGATGGCCCTCTCCACGAATGGCGCAGTAAATACTTCTCTGCCCTCACGACCCCGGACCACAAGTGGGTTACCCACATCGGTAGCCCCGGCGCTTCTCATAAGGAGAACCCAAAACTCCACTTACGCTCTTCGAGTGAACTGCACGACCTAAAAAACCAGAGCCTCTTTCTGGCCGGTGGTCACTTATCCCACTTCCCGCACGAAAGCCCATTCAGTGATTTTTTTGTGGAGCTTGTGGGCTGGGCTGTCTCCGAAGGATGGTTCGGGCAGAAGACGTCGAGCCTGGAAATAGGGCAGTCTTCCCTAGCTAATGCTCATTTCTGCGCCCGGATAGAGAAGGTGGCGCGGCACTTCGAGTCTCAGGGGTATCGCGTCACTAGGACAACAGGCAGAGCGGACTCTTGTGATCGGTGGTACTTTCCCGCCGAGTTAGGGAGGCTCGTAAAGGCCGTGCTGGGGCCAGATAAAGAACCACTTCCAGCCTTCCTGACCTCTCTCACTGAGAAGCAAGCTCGTTTATTGTTCAACACTTTGTTGGACGGCGATGGAGATACCAAGCGTGGAAGAGGGCGTGAGCGCCTTTATCAGTGTTCCCCGGCCATCCTAGCCTCCGTCCAGATGTTGGCGATGTTGCTCGGGAAGCGCAGCATCTCCAAACTTCAGAAGGTTTCTCGTAATAAGTTCGGAGATTTCGATGGCACAGTAGGCATCCATCAGAGTCGTACTGCGAATATGAAGTGGATGAAGCGCTCAATGAGGCACTACACGGGAAGAGTGTGGTGCCCCACTACCAGTGTTGGTACGTGGGTAGTTCGCAGGAAGGAGGTGATACCCCCCAGCGAGGCTTCAATCGGGGATCAGGGAAACATTTTCAAGCACACTGTCTTTTTGACAGGAAATTGTTTCCCTGAATAGCCCGTATGGCACCCACACGACAGAGATCGGATGCTGCGCTTCAAGCTGAAATACAGATTCTGGGGATGCGTAGACACTGAGACAGAGGCCCTCACTCGTGGTGGGTGGGTGAGTTACGACAAACTTGACGCCGGAGACGAGATTCTCACCCTGGACCCCGAGACGGATGAGATCCGTTGGCAGCCAGTCGAGAGCGTCAATGTCTATGACTACACCGGCCATATGGTGGAGTGGAACTCTCGTATTAGTGCTGTCAGCACCCCCAACCATCGCTGGTTGGTTGAAGAAGAACACGGGTCCGCCAAGAACGGCACTCTCCGCTATGAGCGAGCGATAGCCCGCACAGAGTTCGACCTAGACGGGGATCGAGCCGTCGTCAATATGCGCGATTCTTCGCGGCTTGTCGTGGGGGGCGGAACGCCGATGGCGTTCGCAGATCAGCCAAAGTGGACTGATGAAGCCGTGGAAACACTGGCCTGGTACGTCACTGAGGGGTGGGACCACGTCAATCAAAATGGGACTCGCTCGATATATTTGGCGCAGAAGAAGCCTGAGTATCTTGGGCGCATCCGGCGGTTGGCTGCCTGGTGGAAATCGGCACCCGCTACCTTTACCGAGTACGCCCCTAAAGCCGATGGCGTAGTGACCTTCTACCTCGGGAGTGGGGTTAAGGAAGTCTTATGGCTCATGGCTCCTAACAAGGCCATTACGCCGGAGTTCCTGTGCTCACTGACCTACTCCCAGGCCAAGTTGTTCTACGACACCCTGCTCGATGGTGACGGGTGCCACACTCATGGCAGCAAGAAGACCACCAGATGGACGCAGAAGGACCCAGGTCGGCAAGCCGGGTTCCAGATGCTTTGCGCCATGTTGGGGAAGCGCACAGCCCTTACGAACTGCGGAGAGAAAGTTCAGGAATACGCCAGCCGATTTCTTTTGGCGAAGACTGTCAAGGAGAGCCAGCGCCGGGTCTACCTAGAAGACGGCAAGATATGGTGCCCTACAGTCGCCTCTGGGATCTGGTTCGCCAGGCGCCGAGGTTCTACGTACTGGACGGGCAATACAACTTTGGACGGGACTCGGCAGGTGTTCACCTATGTCGAGTTGATTACCAGTGAGATCATCGAGGAGTACATCAACGACCAGTTGATCTCTTCCCACCCGAATCCGCTGGGGGAGATCCCGATTGTCCACATTTCCAACCTCCCCATAGCGTCTTCCCCGTGGGGGATGTCGGACATCCAAGACATCATCGGCCTTAACCGGCAGTACAACGAGACGGCCACAAACCTGGCCGACATCGTGGCGTACCACGCTGCTCCTACGACCGTAATCGTCGGCGCCAAGATGTCCAACTTGGAGAAGGGCGCCCGCAAGGTCTGGGCCAACCTGCCTAAGGACGCTCAGGTATACAACCTGGAGATGGCCTCGGACGCCGCTCTGGCGCAGGCTTTTATGACGCTGCTCAAACAGGCCATGCACGAGATGACCGGCATCCCGGTTACCGCACTGGGGCAAGAGCAGGCCGTTAGTAATACCTCGGGCGTGGCGCTGCAGATTCAGTACCAGCCCATGATGATGAAGTTCGGGGAGAAGTCGGGGACCTTCGGCAAAGGGTTTGCCAAGATCAATGAGTATGTGCTGAAGACGCTGGCGCTAAAAGAGCCGGAACTCTTTGTTTATGACCCCTCGGTTTCTCCGCCACTCAAGGACGGCCAACTCCCCATCCTGGACCTCCGGGACCCGAATACCTACCGCACTAAGGCTCACTTCCAGACTCCGCTGCCCATCGACCGCCTCATCAAGCTCAATGAGATCATGTCGATGATGCAGTTGGGCCTGGAGTCCAAGCGTGGGGCGCTGAAGGAGCTGGGTTCGGATAGCCCTGACGAGAAGCTCCAGGAACTCGAAAGCGAGTTGATGGATGACGCCAAGCGCCAGGGCGCCCTTGATCTTCTAAGGGCAGAGATACAAGACCTGATTATGATGCAGACCATCTCCGGTGGCATGGCTATGGGGGCTCCCGCACCGGGGGCTGCACCAGGCGCCCCGCCAGGGGGTAATGTTGCTTCAGCAGGAGGGCCGGATGTAAATACGGCCGCAGGACCAAGCGCCACTAACACGCAGAATGGAGCACCGCTTCCGGGAGTACAGCCCGACGCGAACCTGGAGGACCTCATGGCTGAGTTATCCACCTTGTCGCAAGGGACAAAACTTCCTCAGCGGCGTATGCCGAACAGCAATGACGCGTAACTAAAACGGAGGAATCAACAGTGTTGAATCAAGAGTCCCCTTCTCTGGTCATTCGTGACGGGAAAGAGTTCTGGTCGTTTCCGGGCTATCACCGTCTTCTTCCACGAGTTCGGGGTGGGGCGTTCGTGGAGACCGATCCTCCGGCCTCGCTCATCACCGTGCAGGAACCTCCCCCTGTAGCCCCCCCGGCGCCGGTATTCACTGAGGCAGATGTTAGGGAGCGCCTCAATCAAGCTCGTTCCGAGGAGCGCCAGAAGCTCTATGAGGAGCGTCAGCGTGAGCACGAAGAGCTTGTGCGCCTGCGCCAAGAGCGTGAAGTCATCGAGGCGGAAAGGGCGAGAGTAGAGAAAGAGCGGGCCGACGCTGCTGCCGAGGCTCAGCGCAGAGCCGAAGAGGAAGAACTCGGAGCTAAGGATCTAATAGCGAAGCGTGAGGCCGAGCTTCGGGCGGAGATGGAGGCTCAAAGGGCCTACTTCCAAAATGCGCTCGACACTGAGAAGGCTCTTCGTGAAAAGGAAGCTGAGTTCGCGGCTCTTGCTCAGTACCGTGAGCAGGTCCTCGCCGCCAATGCGGATCTGATTCTCCCCCAGTTGAGGGACCTCGTGCAGGGAGCCTCCAGGGAAGCGATCGACGCTTCTGTCCAAGGGCTAATCGAGCGCAGTCAAAGCGTTCTAGCCGACATACGTCAGGTAGGCCAGGAGCAGTTACGCTCTGCCCCCGGAGTGTCTACTCGAAACCCATCTATCGGCCCAGAAGCCGGTGTGGAGGGGCAGAGAACCTTCTCGGCTGCGGATATACAGAACTGGACTATGGCGGAATATCAGCAGTACCGTTCTCAGCTCGCCCCCGGTAGAGCAGGCGGTTCGGACAGAGGTCTGTTCTAGAGGTAATGTTGTAGAAAGTAGTTCGCTAGCTCTCCTAATACGCACTCATTCCCCAGAAAAAACTAGAAGGAGAGACTAGCTGTGGCATCTGCCATCACTGGTACGACATTGATGAGTGCGAATCCCACTGGCTATGCCGGTGCAAACTCCACACTCGCCCCCGCCATCCAGACCATCTGGAGCAAGGAGATCTTGTTCCAGTCGATGCCTATACTGCGCTTCGAGCAGTTCGCTGTGAAGAAGACGGAGCTTGGCGTGCAGCCGGGTCTGCAGGTCAACTTCATGCGGTACCTCAACCTCCCGCAGGCTACGCCTCTGGTTGAAGGTATCCGTATGCAGACCGTCGCTCTCACGGCGACTCAGTACCAGATTGTCGTAGCCGAGCAGGGCTTTGGCGTAGCGGTTTCCGAACTGCTGCTCAACGCTTCGTTCGATGACATCATGGCTACTGCGTCTCGTTTGCTTGGTCGTAACATGGCCCAGTACCTCGACTATTCAGCGCGCAACACCCTGCTGCTGGCGTCGAGCGTTCTGTATGGTTACTCCCTGCCGACCACTCGTACCGCTATCAGCCCCTACGACAACGGGACCCCGGCAGCGACCCGCTCGGCGTTGACCGGGGGCTTCGTCTTCCGTAACGCTCTTGTCAAGGACGCCGTCGAGACCCTGGCGACCAAGAACGTACCTCGGCTAGGCGAGACCTACGTCTGCTTCGTGGACCCACATCAGAGCCGTAACCTCCGTGACGACCCCGAGTGGATCGAAGTCACCAAGTACGCAGCGCCGGGCAACTTCATGCTCGGGGAAATCGGGAGAATCAACGACGTGGTCTTCATTGAGACCACGCAGATCAACCAGATCCCCAATGACGCCACTTCGACCTTTGCCGGTACCCCCACCAATCCATCAGTCCATCAGTCCATCATCATCGGGGACAACGCCTTCGGCCACGCTATCGCCCTTCCGGTGGAGCTGCGCGATGGCGGCATCCTGGACTTCGGTCGTGAGCACGCCCTAGCTTGGTACTCAATCTGGGGATTTGGGCTTATAACCGATCAGGCCGTCGTAATTTGCGAGACAAACTGACCCATTAATAAGTCGAAAAGTTTCTTGACCAACTAGGGCATGCTCTAGTACAATAGAAGAGTAAACAAAAGAAGAGAGCCCCCGACATCAGATCGGGGGCTCTCAGTATGAGCAAGGAGAGCGAGTCCATGCCCAACAGCGAAACTGTAGTCTCATGCTCCGCAGAAGGATGCGAGCGCACTGACATAAAGGCCAAG